GGCTGGGAGTCTGACTGCGACGGCTGGTTTGATTAAATATACAATAACAAATAAATACATAACAAATAATAAAAAGGGCTTCGGCCTTTTTTATTAAAAATTGAAACGAACCATAACTAATAATAATCTGCAACTTAACGACTCAGCTTTGACCATGTCTCTTGAAATTATTTCCGAACTTTACGCAGCCCCTGAGAAGAGCCGCTCAGACAAGTATCGGCGATTTAACAACGAGAAACGTGTGAAGCGTGAGCCGGGTGTCAAGCGGACACAGACTGAAATTTGGGTAAAGACGAAGTGGGAGCCGGAAATTGCAAAGAACAAGATGAACAAGATCGGGCGCAAACGCGATCGGGATTACAAGTACGGTAAGTGGAATGAGAGTCAGACAGACAGCTACTGCGAAGACAAGAAGAACGAGAAGGCGTGCGAAGCGACACGCGAGAGACTACGAATTGCGGCGTTGGAGCGTCGGGGCATCTATCAACGAAAAAATCTGGACGACCTGAATGACTTGTTGTTTCCTGTATTCTATCTAAACAATAAAGACACTTGGCCGACGTGGGCGTGGGAATCGTACTACGAGATGTTGGACATGAGAGAAGAGGTAAGGTGCGACGCAGGAACGAAGCTCGTTGTAAAGCCTGGCGCAATCGTCGGCTTTAAAGAGGCTGACAATGAGTACATTGATTTATAAATATACAATAAAAAGGGCTTCGGCCTTTTTTATTCATTTCTACTTTTTTCTGACTCATTTCTACTTTTTTCCGACTCATTTCTTGTATCCTATATCAATAGAGGTATTATGGTGCATATTGGGATAGGACTCGGCTGCGATTGGCCTGTAGCCAGGCTGGCGATTGACGAGGGCAATGAATTTATAATTCAACGATTGGAAAGATATGCCTAAAGAAAAAATAAACGTACAAGCGGTACAGGTTTAAATAATTCAACTATAGAAATTTGTTAAGAATTATTGAAGAAAAATTCATAATGCTCCCACTACCTTCATATAAACAAGATATAGAATCAAAAAACAAACATACTAGAAAATCATGCGACTGGCTCTATAAATAAATGCGCGAGGCATTATCGCAGCAATTATCCACAATAACAATATTATTTTTTCCTGTAAACATCATAGAAACTATTAGGTGCTTGTGCGGCAGCCAGATTAGCCGCAGCTTCGTTTGCCTCTTGACGTTCTCTCGCGGTAAATCCCATTCCTGAAGGCACCCTTGATATTGGTAAATCATGAAACACTTCGTCTATCAATGGTATATTAATCCGATTATCAGTATTTAAATAAATCTTGTCAGAAATTAGTATGTGAAAAAAACCAATCGTTCCATCACTTTTCAAACCATAATTTGGTGCCACACTATTAATATATTTCAAATATTCTACGACTGTGTATGAAATTGCAGTCATATTTTGTGGGTCATGTATGAAACAATTATTATGTGTATCCCGATAAATTACAATCGCGTGTCCCCATCCTTCACCTGTGCCATCATGTTCTATCTTTCCAATTGTTGCTAATGTTGCACAATCTGGTGGTAAATTATCCAAGTCTTGAATATGATTAATTTGAATCAAACTGTGCGATGTTTGATAAGCAGCATCCAATAACCGAATTATGTCTGGACCATCTAATCCTGTGGGATATTTATTCGCTAAATATAAAGAGTCATCTCGGTTTGAATAACCAAGAAAATAAAATACACTAGGCACACAATCCCCAGAATGAACACCCAGTCTTAATATGTAGTTATCTCTCACTATATTGTGATCAAACATAACAAGATGCCCGCCTCTCTTACGATTCTTACGAGTCTTGCGATTTCGTTTCATTTTACGTGAACGACCCATATATATAAATAAACATTTAAAGAAATAACACTTATATTAGAAATGAAATTCCTTCCTCTTCTCTTTACGCTAGCTAGTGGTCTTTCGCCAATCATTCGCACAACCAAGATTGATATATTTGATCCAAGTGTAGTCGGCAAAAATATTCAACCATCTTTTCTGAGAGAATCGGAATTGAAGCACGCAAGACTTGCCATGGTTGTTGCACCCGTATTCCCAATTATGGAACAATTCTCAGATGTACTCGGCATTAATCAGTTCCAACATTTACCCGTCCCCGTACAACTCGGCTTCACCGGGCTAATGTTTATGAGCGAATTTACCTCAATGCTAAAGGGATGGGAAGATCCAAGCGTAAAGCCGTTTCGCTTGAAGGAAAATTATCAGCCAGGAGATTTGGGATTTGGCATTTGGGATCCTACCGATGTCGTTTTGATGGATAAAGAACTCAATAATGGACGTTTAGCAATGATCGGCATTTTTGGAATGATGTGCCAAGAATTGGTTACGCATCAACCACTTTTTACACGTTAAATAATTCAAGATTTATTAATTTTATATAGTATGAATTATATAAAATTAATTATATTAGCATTTACAATAACATTGGTAGCAATCATTAGAGAAACATTGTACCCATTTATGGTAGAAACATCGTATCCATATGTGTCAAGTCATCCAACGCCAAGAGATCATATTTATATTTACACAATACGTTTTATACATTTAATCATTTTTATATACACATCTTATTACTTATTTTTTGGAATTGGCAATGATTTTGATATGTACCTCTATATGTTAATATCAATTATTGTAGTTATATTATGGTATATATATGAATGTTGTCCGGTAACATATATTGAGTTGTTATTCTATAATATTGATTTAGAGAATGTACATACAAATTATAATCCATCTTTTACTCCATTATTCAATGCTTATTCTAGTAAAGTTATGATGTCATCAGGAATATTATTTTTAATAAATAATGCGGTTGTAACCTACAAATGTAAATTGCCAACACTAGCTAAAATTTTATTTTATATTTCATTATTGATATTATTTTTTGATTCTATTTATAAAGGAATCATTAATACAAAATATTTTTCAACAAAAAATAAACATTTATTAACTATTTATAATTTTTACACAAAATATTTTAAGTATGTAATGAAGACTCCCAAAAGAAAAACCAGAAAAACTAGAAAAACAAAAACAAAAAAAGGAAAGACTCGTAAGTGTGGTAAGTGTCCTCGTTGCGGCGCAGGAAAAGAGCTGCAAGAATTAATAGATGGTAAATGCCATTGCAACCAGTGTGGTTTCGTACATTAATGCATCCGCCGTGTTCTCTCGTAGAGCAATTGGAACCATTCTAATTCACCCTTCTTTTTCATTATAGCTCCCAATTTAGCAAAATTTTCAAATGTCATTAAAATTCAATTATATATAAATGTCCTAAATATGGATTCGGCATCCTCATTATACAGGTTTACTGCAAAATTTTACAGAAAATCTTATCAGCATATCAAGACATAATGGTAATATTCATCCTCTACTTGCGCGTATTTCGCTTGCTTCTTTTACGTCTTCGTCTTGAACCTCCCGTTATTGACCAGGTACTTGGTGACAAAAAACTAAATTTAGGCTTAGATGCATTTGCAGCTAGAGGTGCAGTTGTATTTGGCGCAGGCGCAAGCTCAGGCGCAGGCAAATTAGATGTCGTATTAGGTAGAGGTGCAGTTTGATTACCTCCACCTCTTCGCCTTGTTTTCCTAGAAGTTCTCGCCTTTGTCTTCATTATAATATAATAATATTAAAATTGAATATACCATATTTTTACTAATAATTACTAAAAATGATCCCCGTTCGCTTATACGGAATCTATATCTTATCCGCATGCAGCAAACCCTCTTATATCGGTTCTGAACTCATGATAGATTATAATAACGTAAAGTTTTCTCTCATCAAACGCCTCGGACCGATCAAGTACTGTCAAAACATATACGGTTCGTTTCAGGCTAAAAACGACACTGTCAATGTAGTATGGCTTCCATCAGGCGACTACGACATTGACACTTATCTTCTTCCCACTATTTCGTATCCTTATGTAAAAAATGGCTGTAAACGAATGCGGTGCACCTATTGTGAACAAGAAAACTGGTTGACTGTCAGAGACCCCGTAGACCAATATGTATTCAGAAAAAAGTTATTCCCGGACAAGAAACAGGACAAGTTGATACAAATATTCTTTACACAGTTAGTATTTGATTTTGTCATCCGACATTTACGATAAAATATCATAATACTATATGTCAGTTCAAACATTATTTGACCCTAATATATTGGCTCAGTACAGCGTTGGTATAGAAAGTAAATTGGCGGGGCATAGAATTATGACTAAATGCGATTACCTTAAATATATGAAACCTCCTACTACATTTTTAAATCTGTACACACTTATTGATAGTACAAAAGAGCTTTGCACTGGTGTAATACCATATGCCAAAAGTTGCTTAACTGCGTGTGTTATAGGCGATAAGCAATGTGATAAATATAATGCACTATTTTTAGTTAATCCGCATACAGGTGAAACAGTAGGATTTGTCATAATACAAAAAGGTGAATGCAATACTTACCCAAATATGATAAGCATAAAATTAATTTGTAGTAGTATCAGGGGTGGCGGGCATATATTGTTAGGAGCTGTTGCATATTGTATAAAGTTGAGTGCATTTGAACAAGGAATTATATTAGATTTAGCGGGTGGCACACTTAATGATCGTGCGCTTAAATCATATCAGAGATTTGGTTTTGTTGATTCCGAAAAGTTAAGAGATTCGGGTAATTGTTATCCAACCGGGAAAGGCAATTTAATAATGCTTTTAGATTTAAGAAGTGTGAGTCCTGATAACATTTTTTATAAAGTATTAGGTAGTGCGCCAACTAATCTTATGAATCCCGGTAATGACCCACATCTTTCAGAAGAACCACTAGAAGTAGAGCTAGTAAATAAACGTGATAGAAACGAAAATGAAAGAAGTAGTAAAAGAGCGAGAGGCGGTAAAAGAAAAACAAGGCGTAGAACAAGACGTAGAACAAGACGCAAAAATTGAATATAATCAATATATATTTTTATTTGCAAAATGTCAGAAATGAAGTGCTCCATTTGCCAAATGCAAGGTCATCGGTGCAACAACAAGATGTTCCATCCTATAAGCGCAGCGACAGTAAGCGACGTAAACACAACGACAGTAAGCGCAGAAGCAAACGAAGTAGAAGTAAACGAAGTACAACCTCTAACCCCCGAACTTATCGCCGTCTTAGGTGCAAATTTTGCTAAATGTGTACAAGGTTATCATCTCGTCAACGAGGACCCAATCAAGGAAAGTCCATGGGAAGACATCAACGCTATCATCCTGAATGCGTCCGGGTGTACCGTCAAATCGCAGGCAAGTGGATCCCACAAATCGGGCGCAGATCTGTCTTGTTCTCTCGGCGACTTCTCTAACAAATCATCACAGTACTCGGGATCTTCATTCGGTATCAGTTCCTACAGGTTATCAACTGTCTCTAAAGGACAAATAGAAGACATTATTACGGAAATCAATCGGCGAAAGAACTTTAACTACTACTCTATCATAGTGCGCTCAGAACAAGACAACAAATACCATTATGACTGGTATCTCATTCCCAGCGACTTGCCTGAACTCAATCCGGGTTCTTACACGTGGCGCCCCAGTCTAGGAAAAACGGCGAAGAACAAGGGCGAAATAACCGGCTGGGAAACGGACGATTTAAATGGATCAAGCATGTCTATCACATTCAGCATGTCATCACAGCTCTGGATGTATCTCTCCATAACAGAAGAAATGAAAAAATACATTGTTGGATCATGTAATGTAAATATTGGAAGGAAATACAACTATATACAGCTGTTTGAACGAGGATAAGCGATAAAAGATAAGCAATATAATATTTTTATTATAATGTTTTACTTTATATATGCCATTTATTACTAGTTATAATGGAGCTATGAAACTATTATCGTCAATCGGAAATGGAAATTGTAAAAAAAGTTGTAAAACAATATGGATACGTAATTTAAAATATGCGTTGAAAACTAAAACAAATCCATTAGGACTAAACAAAACACAACGTAAACATATGATTGAAAAAATTAAAAGTGTTTCTGGTAAAAATGCTATAAATGAACATAGCAAAACATTAAAAAAATATAAAAATAGAAAATCGCCACCATACCCAGCAAATGAAAATTGTAATAAAACAATGGTTGGTAATGATGGCAACAAATATATATCTAAACCAAACAAAAATAATGTTTGTTCTTGGAAAAAATTATAATTAATGGGGAAAATATAATTGGTGGAAAAATATAATTGATGGAAATATTAGTTATTACAGCGCGTCTTAATGAGCTTCACGTATTCATCATTCAATTCAATACCGATATATGATAAACCTATATTTTTTGCTGCAAGGCATTCGCTGCCTGACCCCGCAAAGGGTACAAGTACGTATCCATCATCCTGTTTACAAGACCGCAATAATTTTTCACACAAGGCCAATGGTTTCTGAGTCGGATGATCTACTCTCTCGGCAGCGCCAGCACCACCAGCAAGCGCCGGAACCTTGATCACATCTCTCGGAAGCGCACCTTTTTCGTGAGCAGTATATGTTGTTTTTTTATCGCCCTTGGAGAACCGTCCCTTTGTGGCCTTACGCTCTTTGCCTGCTGCTCCTTTAAGAAAACCATCCGTATATGCCTCCCGAACTTCATCCCTATGAAACACCTTGTCATTTTTCCACAAAACAATAATGCTTTCGTGAGATCGCTGCCAGAAGTTGAGAGAAGGAACATTTTTGTTGGTGTAATGCCATACAATCCAACGCCGATTCATTTCGTGTGGAATTCTAGATAGTATTAACGCTAGAATTTCACTATATCCATAAATAAACATAGTTCCATTGGGCTTTAAAATGCGAGTACATTCCTTGATCCAGACATCACACCAAACCAAGTAATCACCCATGGGCTGTTTATCGCTGTCATTTCCAAAGTCCTTACCGATATTATAAGGCGGATCACAAATAATAGTATGAGCAGACTCGGATTCCATTGTGGGTAATATAACTAGAGAATCCCCGTGTATAATTTCTTGACGTAGAACAGTGTTTTCAAGCACAGGCGCAGGCACAGATGCAATCTCAGATGCAGACGAGAGAAGTGCAATAAGTTCATCCCTTTTCTTACCACTGTACCCCTTAATATTTCTCTCCTTACACAACGCTTTTAATTCAGCAACGGTTTTTTCAAGATAATCCATTTTACAAAAACAATAAAAGGTTTTAGTTGAATCAATTTTTATATAAAATTTTAATAATATATTTTTTATATGGAACCCAGTCATATGGAATTACCCAGTGATGTAGTTGACATCATTAAACAATATTCAAAACCACTTACTAGACCTAATTGGCGCACATTACATAGAATGACACGAGAGAACTTTTACAAAGATATACGTGCTAATAGTTATATGTCAATGATTACAGATGAATCGTCAGTCTTATTATTTAAAAATATGATTCTATTTTTTGAAAATGAGGTTATTTTTGTTTTTCGTTTTCAGGATTTTTTGAATATTTATTTTTAAGAGTCTAAAAGCATCAAAAAATTAGTATATTTTTCATATTTATTATCCGCCAATTAAGATAATGATATCTGGTATGCTACCTGACGACATCCTCCAAATCATCCATGACTTCTCTCGGCCTTTAACCCGACCAGACTGGCGCAAGTTGCGCGCAGATCTACTTTTTTACGAAGAGCTAGTAATAACATATCATCACAACCGTTACAGAAAATTATGCAGAAATAGTTGTATTATTCAATAAAAATCTCTAAAAAATATTTTGTAATTTATATTTTTACAAGTCTAATTTAAGTGTATCTCTCTCTTGCTAAAAAAAGTATAAAAAAGTAAGTCCTTTATACTAAAAGTATATGCGCCGATATACTAAAATAGTATATGAAAATGACACCTTATATGTTTCCCTTAATTACTATATAAGAAAAAAGTATATTTATATAGTATATGCCGGTATACAATTGTAGCCTCTGTCAACTATCCACACCTATTAAGAGTCATTATGAGCGACACTTGCTTACAAAAAAGCACACGATGAACGAAAAAGTAAGTCCGAAGTAAGTCCAAATTCATCCCAATTTTGGGTCACGGCAACCACACTAAACGAGGTGCAAAAAATATACCAAGTGATATATTACGCCATACCAATCATGTAGCTTATAATAGAACAAATAAATAAAATACCCATTTATACACAAGACGAGAGAAAGTATCAACTTTATTTATGTTTTTTAGACCATAATTTGATCTTTAAATGTAAAATACCCTTTTAATGTAATGGAATTACCAGATGATGTACTTAAAATCATCCATGAGTTCTCTCGGCCTTTAACCCGTGCAGACTGGCGCCATTTACATCGCGTACCATCATTACGCTTACATTTAGAAATAGCAGTTCTATTTAACATATCAATTAATATGGCAACTATTTTTTTCATTAAAAACCAAACAAGCGATTACATTTACTATGTAGAATACGAATCCGCTGGACCATACGTTCGTTATCTTGTTGCGGACAATAATATATATAAAATAGACAAAATATAATATGGAGCTTCCAGAAGATGTAGTGGATCTTATTAGAGAATTCTCTCAACCAATAACCAGACCAGACTGGCGTTATTTGCATTTATGGCCATTGGATTTATTTTATTTGGATTTATATTTTTGTCCTTATTACCATACTGAATACGGAGAGATCGTACATTTTAAAAACATGTTATTACTGTTAGACAACGACGGATTCACCACAATTTAAAATTGAAACAATATAAACCCCATTGTTTTTATTATTTATGGAACTACCAGATGATGTCCTTAAGATTATCAAGGAATTCTCTCAACCAATTACGAGGCCAGACTGGCGCAAAATGCACATCATGACATTTGATAAATTTTACAAAAATTTATTACCATATCACATAGTTCGTTATAAAGTAGATGATGGAGTCATCCATTTAGTATGTATGCGTAATATACATATGAAAGTACTTGTACGAAAGAAAGAAATGAGTATTATTGTTATGGAAAGAGTATTTTAGCCATAATATATATGAGTAAATTACGTTCTGGATTAGCAAATGATCGCCGTAGATATAGGCATTGCCAATCAATTTGCATTGTAAGCGGGCAAGGTTCTTTATATTCTGGAAATTTAAATCAAGTTATCATACCTGGCGAATTGTATGACTCAGGTAATTCTCAACTTGAAAATATATTAGATGATGGTGATGTACCTATTCCAATGGCAAATATTGTTTTTAATTTTTTTGGTTCAAATTATTCAAATAATATGTATTGGTCATCCAACAATGCTTTAATATTTGGTGTAGTAAATCCAAATTTAGAAATAAATATTAATCGTAATCAACCATCTATTTTGATAGGAAATTATGACAGACTTCTAAAAACGTTTTATTACAAAAATATAATAAATACAAGTTATTCAATGACTATATTACATATTAGCTTTTATGATTATTTTTATAATAGTATTTCTGATTCTACATATCAATATCAAATCAGATTGATAAAAGAAACTATTGGGCAACAAAGACAATTTGTTGAAGTGTATATCATTTCTAGTCCACCAAGTCCAGGTTATTCAACTGGCATTAACAGTTATCCGTCCGGCATTGATGCAAATGGAATTCCAAATGATTCAAATGGAAATACGATAGATGCGACAAAACAATCACCATATAATATTACAAATGGAACCAATTTTTTGAATCCTTGCGGCTCAACATTTTCAACGAGTAGTCCAAGTGCAAATACATCATTTGTATTTTCAAGTGATTCAACAGGATCTTTGTGGACATTTAATAATAATTCATATGTGTCTGTTTGAATAAGTATTTAAAAAGATTGTTACAGAATTAAAAATGCTGTAACAATTGAAAACACCCGATGGGGGACTCGAACCCCCGACCACTTGATTAAAAGTCAAGCGCTCTACCGACTGAGCTAACCAGGTACATATATATAACATATATTTTCTTTATATTCATTTTTTAATTATTTAGAGCGCTTTGTTTTACGGTTAGAATTAATTCGTTTCAACACATTAATCGCTTGCCTAATTTGTGCGTTTTTTGATTTGGACAGTTGTTTATTCATTTCCTTAAAATATTTTTTACTCTTCATGGACATTTTCCTAGACTTGTTACGAGGTAGGTCCGAACCCTGTGATATGGCGAGAGATATTGCAACCAATTTAGCAAGTTTAGACATTATAATATAGTGATATAATATATGAATGTAAACGCAAAAAATGGTATAAAGGCAAACAATAGTACAAACAATGGTAAAAAGGCAAATAAAAATAGTTCAATAGCAAATGTAATTGGGTCAGTTATAAATACATTTACTGGAACTGCTAAAACAAATGCTCCTGCAAATACATTCGTTCCTCCTGCAAATACAATGACTGCAAATACATTCGTACCAAATACAATGACTGCAAATACATTCGTATCTCCTGCAAATAATGGAGCAAATACATTCGTACCAAATACAATGACTGCAAATACATTCGTGCCTCTTGCAAATAATAGATCAAATAAATTCGTACCTCCTGCAAATACAATGAATAAAAATACATTCATGCCAAATACAATGCCAAATACAATGAATGTAAATAATGGATCAAATACATTCGTACCAAATACAATGAATGTAAATAATGGAGCAAATACAATGCCAAATACAATGAATGTAAATAATGGAGCAAATACATTCGTGCCAAATACAATGCCAAATACAATGAATGTAAATAATGGAGCAAATA